TCGAGGTGTTCGAGGACCCCACCTTCCATCGCCAGCGTCGCGCCGGCTTCTATGGCTTCGGCGAGTACGGTTTCTCGATCCTCGACAACCGCCGCGTTCTGCTGGGCGCCCTGTAACAACAGGCCCGACAACGGAACCCACGCGAGGGCAGCCGCAAGGCTGCCCTTGCCCTTTATAAGGTGTAAATTCCGGTGGAGGACCGCGCAGAATGAACGCCTACCGGATAGTCACCCGTATCCAGGACCAGGACGATTTTTCGGGCGTTCCGGCGTCTGGGCAGATCATTTCATTCGATTCCTCCCTCGGCAAATTCATCACCAGCGATATTCTGCCGCTGCTCCCCCCGGTCAGCAGGAGTCTCGCCGGTCTTACGGACGTTCAGGTGGTAGCCCCGTCGGGTAACGACGTCCTCATGTACCGCTCTGGCGACCAGAAGTGGACGAACGAACACATTCTTGACGGAGGCAACTGGTAATGGCGAACACGATCAGGATCAAGCGCAGGACTTCCGGCGCGACCGGGGCACCGTCCTCGCTCTACAACGCCGAGCTGGCCTTCAACGAGGTTGACAAGACGCTCTACTACGGCTACGGCACGGGCGGGGCGGGCGGCACCTCCGGCTCGGTCATCGCCATTGCGGGCGAGGGGGCCTTTCTGGCGCTGTCCGGGGCGGGCACCGTCAATCTGGGCAGGGCCATCAACTTCACCGGCACGATCGACTTCCAGGGCACCACCACCGCCCTGACCGTCACGGCCAACGACAACAGCACGAAGGTCGCCACCACCGCCTGGGTGCGCAACCAGGGCTACATCACCGGCAATCAGACCATCAATGTCTACGGGGACGCCACCGGTTCCGGCACCAGCTCCATCACGCTGACGCTGGCCAACTCCGGCGTCACGGCGGGCACCTACACGAAGGTCACCGTCAACGCCAAGGGTCTGGTCACCTCGGCCACCACGCTGGCCGCCTCCGACATCCCGACCTTGACTGCCTCCAAGATTTCGGACTTCGACACGCAGGTCCGCACCAGCCGTCTCGACCAGATGGCCGCTCCCTCGTCGTCGCTGAGCCTGAACAGCCAGAAGATCACCAGCCTGGCCGATCCGACCAACGCCCAGGATGCCGCCACCAAGAACTATGTGGACTCCACGGCGCAGGGACTCGATCCCAAGGGTTCCGTCCGCGTTGCTACCCAGTCAAACCTGAACCTGTCGTCGCCCGGCTCGACCATCGACGGCATCACGATGGTGTCCGGCGACCGCGTGCTGGTCAAGACCCAGACCGCCCCCGCCGAGAACGGCATCTACATCTACAACGGCTCGGCCGCCGCCCTGACCCGGGCCACCGACGCCAACACGACCAGCAACCTGACCGCTGGCGCATTCGTGTTCGTCGAGGAAGGCTCCGACGCCAACAACGGCTATGTGTTGCAGAAGCCTGCCGGCTCCTATGTGCTCGGCACCAGCAGCCTGACCTTCGTCCAGTTCAGCGGCACCGGCCAGATCACGGCTGGCGCCGGTTTGACCAAGACCGGGAACACGGTCGACGTGGTCGGCACCGCCAACCGCATCACCGTCAACGCCGACTCCATCGACATCGCCAGCACCTACGCCGGCCAGAGCACGATCACGACGCTCGGCACGATTTCGACCGGCACCTGGAACGGCACCGTCATCTCGGTCGCCTACGGCGGCACGGGCGCATCGACCCTGACCGGCTACCTGAAGGGCAACGGCACATCCGCGTTCACCGGCTCCTCGACCATCCCCGGCTCCGACATCACCGGCAACATCTCCGGCAACGCCGCCAATGTCACCGGCACCGTGGCCGTGGCGAACGGCGGCACCGGAGCCACCACCCTGACGGGTATTCTCAAGGGGAACGGCACCTCTGCCATCAGCGCGGCGACTGCCGGGACCGACTATCTGGACCCGAACAGCACCCTTGATGGCGGCAGCTTCTAATGCCCAACCTGATCCGGCTGAAGCGCAACACGTCGTCGGGCGCAGCCCCGGCGGCAGGTTCGCTCTCGACCGGCGAATTGGCGATCAACACGGCAGACGGTGTCCTGTTCACGAAGAACGAGTCGGGCACCGTCCTCAAGCTCGTTCCGTTCAACCAGTACGGCCTGCTCGTCGTCGGCACCGGAGCCACCGCCCGGTCGGTTACCAGTAGCGCCTATGCGAACGGCACCTTTGCGGCGACGGGAGACGCCCAGCACCGCATCGGCGTTTTGCGGTTCTCCACCACGACGGCCACCATCACGGAACTGAGCCTGGACGGGGCGGCCGCCAGCAACTCCAACACCTTCGTGTTGCCGAACAACGCCACCTTCCACTTCGACATCAGTGTCGTGGCCCGCAGGACGGACACGACCGGCGAACACGGGGCCTGGCACTTCTCGGGCTGCATCTCCCGGGACGCCACCGCCGCCACCACGGCCATCGTCGGCACCGTCGGCAAGACCACGGTCGCCAAGACAACCGATGCCTGGGACTGCAATGTCGTGGCCGACGCCACCAACGGCCGGCTCGTTGTCAATGTCACCGGCCAGGCGGCTAAGACGATCCGCTGGGTGGCCACCGCCAAGATCACGGAGGTGACCGCCTAATGGCCAAAAGAATCGACCAGCTTGGAGATCGCACACCGGTCAACAATGATTGGGTGGTTTCCACGATCACCAGCGGCCCCGCCACACGCTCCAAGCTGTATCAGCTGATCCGCAACGGTCTCGATCAGTCGGTGGACACGGGCGGCAACTCGCTGCCCATCATCGGCCCTGAGAGGACCGTCGCCGGTTCGGGCGGGCACATCCTGCTGGTTCCCGGCAAGAAGGCGGGTGGACCCGGCACAGCCCCTTCCGACTACTACGGCAGGATTTATTTTGTCGCCTCGGGCGGCACCTCGCCAACCAGCGCCGACGCCTTCTTCGCCTTCGACACCGACACGGCCATCCTGGCGGCGGGTGAGTCGGGCACGGGCAAGTCGTTGCTGTTGAAGAGTGGCACCTCGGTCGCCTGCTCCGTCCAGGTTGGCAAGAGTCTGTCCACGGGGGCGGTTGTCGGCATCGATGGCCCCCTCCACGCCACCGGACTGTTCATCACAGGATCGCAGGGGGTCCACAAGGACGATTTCTCGTCGTTTGACCTCGTCAACCCGAAGCTGCTCTGGCCCAGTAAGATCTCGACGCTGGCCCTGTCCGGCTCGGGCGCTCCCGATGTGGGCCTTGAGCGGGCCAACAAGGGTATCCTCAAGGTCACCAACGGGGCGTCGGGGGGCGGCTCCTTCTCGTCGCCGTCATCCACCCTGACATTGGCGGGTGGCAACGCCAACGATCTCGCCATCGGCGCGGCGTCGTATGTCCGGCTGTCTGTCACTGCCGCCAGCACCCTGACCGGCATCGCCCCTCCCTCCGGCGGCGCGCATGCCGATGGTCGGAAGGTGAGCCTGTTCAATGTCGGCACCGCCAACCTAGCCATTCTCCAGGAAGGTAACCTCAGCACCGCCTCCAACCGGCTCCGTCTGACGGGCAATGCGGCCAACGGTTCGACCTTGCAGGTTCCCCCAAACACAAGCCTGGACTTGGTTTATGACTCGACTGTGTCGAGATGGGTCGTGTCGGGAGGCAGCGCCGGGGCATCCGGGGCGCAGGGAGCCGACGGGGCCGTGCAATATGCCGCCTCGGGGTTTCTGGCGGGAGCCACAGGTGTATTTACAGATGGATCGGACTTGCGAGTGCAGGGGCCGCTCCTGACCGGCTCAACGAACACGCGGTGCGGCCTCTATGTTGTCCACAAGCTGACCCAGTCGGCCACCCCGGAAAAGTTGACCACGGACGGGCAGGCGGTGACTGGCAGCAATCAGGTGATAATGCCTGATAACGCAACCTATCTCTTTGATATTCTTGTCAGCGCACAGCGCGAAGATGCTATCGGGGAGAGGGCGGCGTTCCGCTTTGAGGGGGTCGCCTTCCGGAATACCGGGGCGGCAACGGTAGACATCCTCATCGGCGGCGTCAGCAAAACCAGCATATCCAAGTCCGAAGTCCCCTGGGATGTTTCCGTCAGTACGGACACGACCAATGGGGCGATCAGCATTGTGGTAACCGGCGAGTCCTCCAAGTCCATCCGTTGGGTGGCCGCCGTCAAGACAGTCGAGGTGCGCCGTGCCAATTAATTTTGATAAGAGTCCATCCGGGTCTATCACGCTCCGCGCCCCGTCCAGCGGCTCGACCACGCTCGTCCTGCCCTCCTCAGACGGCTCCAACCGCCAGCTGCTGTCCACCAACGGCTTGGGCACGCTCAGCTTCATCACGCTGATCGCCTCCGACATCCCGACTTTGACCGCGTCCAAGATCAGCGATTTCGACACGCAAGTGAGGACCAGCAGGCTGGATCAGATGGCGGTGCCGACCGCCTCGGTCAACCTGAACAGCCAGAAGATCATCAACCTGGCCACCCCCACCAACGCCACCGATGCAGCCAACAAGGACTATGTCGATAGCGTCAGCCAGGGCCTCGATCCGAAGAACTCGGTCCATGTCGCCACGACGACCAACCTGAACCTGTCTTCGCCCGGCACGACGATTGACGGCGTCACCATGGTGTCGGGTGACCGGGTCCTGGTGAAGGATCAGTCTACAGCCAGCCAGAACGGCATCTATGTCTGGAACGGTGCTGCCTCGGCCATGACGCGGGCCACCGATGCCGACAGCGTCACCAAGCTGAACGGCGGCGCCTTTGTCTTCGTCGAAGAGGGCAATACCTACGCCACCACGGGCTGGGTGCTGCAACAACCGGCTGGTACCTATGTGCTGGGCACCACCGCCCTGACATGGTCGCAGTTCTCCGGTGCGGGCCAGATCACCGCCGGGACCGGCCTGACCAAGTCGGGCAACACGATTGCGTTGATCACCCCGGTGACCACGGCGAATGGCGGCACCGGCTTGACCACGGTCGGCACCGGTTTCCTGAAGGGCAACGGCACCAGCCTGAGCTACGCCACCCTCACCTCTGGCGATATCCCCGACCTGTCGGCCACCTATGTGACCCTGTCGGGCAACCAGACGATTTCGGGCATCAAGACCTTCTCGGCTGCTCCGATCCTCTCGACATTGACCGGCTACCTCAAAGGCAACGGGGCTAGCGCCCTCACCGCTTCTTCGACCGTGCCAGCCTCTGACATCTCGGGCACACTGGGCGTCAGCAACGGTGGCACCGGAGCCAACACGCTCACCAGCAACGGCGTCCTGCTGGGCAACGGCGCCTCGGCCATCCAGGCGACCACGGCGGGCACGGCCAACCAAGTGCTGCGTGTCCCATCCGGCGGCGGTGCGCCTGCCTTCGGGGCCATCAACCTTGCCAGCACCTCGGCTGTCACGGGAACGCTGCCCATTGCCAACGGCGGAACGGGCCAGACCAGTTTCGCCTCGGGCATCCTCAAAAGTGACGGCACCAACCTGTCCTCCGGTTCGCTGTCGGCGTCGGACATCCCCGACCTCTCCTCGACCTATGTCACGCTGAACACGACTCAGACGGTCAACGGCGTCAAGACTTTTGCCAGCGGCATCAATGTCAGCCAGATCACACCTTCGGTGAACAACTATGTTGGCATCGGGGCCTCCGGCACCCCCGTCCGGCAGATAGATGTCTGGGTTGGCACCAACAACTCCAAAAGCACCGACCTCTTCCCCTACAACACCTCGTCCTCGGCCACGACGGTTGACCTCTTTTTGGACGGGTCCAGCACACGGCTGGGCCTGTCCAATGGCGAAGCCTGGTACTACGACGCCCGGGTTTTGGGCACCCAGACGGGTGGCATCTCGGGTACGGTAGGTGACAGCTTTGCGACCCGCTTTACCGGCGTGATCAAGCGGTCCTCGGGCGGCACGACGGCGATGGTTGGCTCGACTTCCCAGGATATCGATGCCCGCGACAACGGGGCGGCGAACTGGGCGGCGACAGCCACAGCGGATACTACCAACAACGCCCTGAAAATCAGCTGCACGGGCGAGGCCAACAAGACCATCTACTGGCAGTCGAAAGTGTCTCTGGTGCGTGTCGGGACTGCGGGCGGTGGTGGTGGCGGTGGCGGCGGTAGTGGTCTGGGCAGCGGTCTGGCTTAATCTGGAGTTTGACAAATGGCAACTAGAGTAATCGCAGCCCAGGACAAGACCTCGTCGGGGGCGGGCGATGATGTCCAGATCAAGGCCGGTAATGCGAATACCAGCGGGGCTGGCGGCAGCATCATCATTCAGCCGGGCGCTCAGGCGACTACGGGCGGCAATGGCCTTTTGATTGTTCGCCAACCCAGCGGCGTGGCAGGAACTGATGAAATCCAACTGTCGCACGACGGAGGCAAAGGCAGCGTCATCAACAAGGATGGTGTTTTGCAGCTCGGCGGCAGCCACATTGCTTTGAGGACTACGGCCAATAATGCCAAGACTAACCTGACCGCAGGCACAATTTATTGCGACGGTATTTATTCTTCTAATATCATTAACGCGGACGGCCAAACTAATGATAGCTATGGTTGGGCCATTGATTCTGCCGGTTTCAACTGGAACCAGGGCTTCAACATGCGGGTGGGATGGTCCCACATCAAGGGGTATGCCAATTTTGGACTGGCATATACTGGTGACAACACCAACGGCAAGAGGGCCACGCTTGAGTTGACTGATGGTAGTACGGGAGGCGGGGCTTGGGCTTATCGATCATCCACAACGACCGTCAACACTTCCTATAATGACCTGAATCTTTCTGGCCACTCGGCGTTCCAAAGGTTGAACGCTACGGCAGCCACGACCATCACGGGAATTGCCCCTGCCTCGACAGCTGGCGGGAGCGGCAGTCCAACTTGGGTCCATAGCGACGGCCGCGTGTTCTGGCTGTACAACATCGGCACTTTCAACATCACGCTGGTAAACGAGAGCGCATCCAGCACGGCGGGCAATCGCATCACCACCCAGACAGGTGCTAATGTCGTTCTTGGCCCGGGCAGGATGATGCAGGTTGTTTATGATGCCACCTCTGCTCGTTGGCGTGCTACGGGTGAAACCTACCCCTATGTCTTCCCCACCGCCGACGGCACCAACGGCCAGGTCCTGACGACGAACGGGAGCGGGACGCTGTCGTGGACAACCGTCACTTCGGGCGGGACAGTTAGCGGCACCACCAATTACATTGCCAAGTTCACCGGATCGACAGCGGTCGGTAACAGTCTCATTTATGATGATGGCAGCAATGTTGGTATTGGCACAACTTCGGCCCAGGGTCGCCTTGATGTCGTTGGCGCAAATGTTTACGAGCCAATTCGTGGCATAACTAGTTCTGCGTCTAACCTAGAGTCTGGTGCCAATAACGCCCTGGGTCTTTCGGTCAACAACAGCAACACGACGGCTGGCAACGGGATTGCGATTGGCTTCAATACAGCCACGACCAACTCCACTCTGTACGGTGTCGGGGCCATTGGCTTTAACAACCTGACCCACACTACCCTTGGTGTTCCCCAAGGTAAGTTCCAGGTTATCACTCGCGATAGCGGCGGTGGTTTGACGCCAAAGTTGACGATTGACACATCGGGCAATGTTGGGATTGGCACGGCTTCGCCGAGCAACAATCTGTCAATTGGTGCTTCGGCAGGCAAGATCGGTTTTCAACGTGGTTCCGGCGATGGCGAATACGCTCTGATAGGTTACAAAGGCACAACTGGTAATGATATCTATGTTTTTGAAATCAACAATACCTCTGGAACTGGTGAGCTTAGGCTAAATCAGGGCGGAACCTATAATCCCATCGGCATGACCTTCTATACGAATAATGCCGAAAAAATGAGGATTGATTCTGCTGGTAATGTTGGTATCGGAACGGCTTCGCCCGGCGCACAACTACAAGTAACTAGTTCAGCCGCAGCAACAAAAGGTTTAATCGTCAAGGGCGCAGCTACGCAGTCTGCGAACTTGACGGAGTGGCAAGACAGCACCGGGGCCGTGGTTGCGGCGGTGAGTCCGACGGGGGCTTTTACGGGTTCGTCTTTCACGCCCTACGGGACGTTTAACTCCACAACCACTATCTTCGGGAATAATTATTGGACCCCGAATTACACCGGAGGTGTCACCTCCCCTAGTGCTGGCACTTACACGAAAAGTACCGGCAACGCCAACACATGGGATGGGCAGGTTTATTCTAGCGAAGGCTACACGAAGAATGTTTACTGCGCAGCTAGAGCCTCGCAGACAAACGGCTACATCATGTTTGGGCTTAATAGCGACCCGACAACAAATGCTGATTATGGCACTTTGGATTACGCTTGGTATTTTAGAAACGATGGCATTCTTCAAATATATGAAAGTGGTGGCGCAGGATCTACATATGGCGCTTATACTACCTCTACTGTGTTGTCGATCACTTACGACGGTTCCAATGTTCAATACTGGAAAGATGGCGTAATTCAGCGGACGGTTGCCCGCTCAACGGGCAATCCGTTGTATTTTGACACTTCTTTTTATACTTTGTCGAGTTCTTTGAACTCGGTTCAGTTCGGCCCCATCGGCCAGCCCTTCGGCATCTCCGGCACCGCCGGGTATCTTCCGAAGTTCACGAGCCAGCAGACGCTGGGCAACAGCATTGTCTACGACAATGGCACGAATGTCGGAATTGGGACGGCTTCGCCGACTTCCAAGCTCGATGTCAGCACCGGTACTGGCGCAAACTTCCGGGCGGCGTTCGCAGCCACAAACCAAGTCGAAATTGGCAACTACAGCGCGGCAAGTGGCTACAGAGAAATTGCCGTAGCTGGGTCGCAGGTTTACTTCCAGACTAATACCGCAGGGTCTGCTGGCGTTAGCACTAGGATGCTGATTGACCCTTCGGGAAATGTGGGGATTGGCACGACTTCGCCAGGCGCAAAGCTAGAAATCCAAACGGCTGATGGTGCCGACTCGCTTGCCCTGTCTGGCTACAAGACAATGAAGTGGGAGTCTAACAACCATCTTGTTTTTGGTGGGTATACTGCTGGTCAGTGGCAGGTTCTTAAATTTTACACCAATGGTAGCGAACGTGTTCGTGTGACTTCAGGCGGGCTTGTTGGCATTGGAACAAGCACTATCGCTGGAACTGTCCCCCTCGCCGATCTGCATGTCAACGATCCAAGCGGTTACGGCTCTCTGCAATTGTCACAATCTCCATACGGGGCCACTATTGATACTGGCGGTGAAATTCAATTTGCTGCCACATATCGTTCGGCATATGACCTCACCCAAGTCGCCCGTATCCGTGGCCTTCGTGAAAATGCGACAAACAACAACTGGGCTGGATACCTAGCGTTTTACACGTCTACCGGCACCGACAACCCTTCGGCGTCTACGGAGAGGATGCGCATCAATTCCAGCGGCAATGTTGGTATTGGCACGACTTCTCCCAATATGGCCCTTCATGTTGTTGGCGCAAAAGCTGGCGATGCCAATGAAGGCCAGGGTCAACTTAATGTTGAGTCTACGGCAGCCTACAATGCCACGAATGGTACGGTCTTCAGCACTTCTGGCGCTGGCGGAAGCGTTTTATTTAGGGGGAAGTATAATTCTGGTGGGGCTGTCACCGGCTTCGCCGGAATAGCTGGCTCCAAAGAAAATACTACCGATGGACATTACGGTGGCAATCTGCGGTTTTATACTCGTGCAAATGGGGCAAACGATCCGCCCGAGCGGATGCGCATTGACGCATCTGGCAATGTCGGAATCGGCAACGCCTCTCCTGGTGCGAAGCTCCAGGTTGATACCGGAGCCACCGGCACCAAGGGGATGCTCCTCAAGGCCGTCGCATCACAAACAGCAAACCTTTTGGAATTTCAAAATAATTCCGGTACAGTTTTGTCTTATATTGCTGCTAACGGCGTGCCAGTTGCTTATGGTGGTGGTCAGATTGCCACCAATACCGCCTTTGGCGTGTCGGCGCTTACTGCAAATACTACCGGCACTGAGAATACTGCATTTGGTTATTTAGCTGGCCAATCCATAACTACTGGGCTAGGCAATACTGCGATAGGTAAAGACGCACTAAAAGCGGGCACTAGCAACTACAACACAATTGTAGGTGGGCGGTGCGGCGAGACCATTTCAACGGGAGGTAACAATACTGCTGTTGGGTACATGGCTTTGGATAATGCCAGTACTGGCGGCTCCAATAACGCTTTAGGTTTTCAAGCTCTTTACTCGACTAATGGCGCCAACAATATTGGGATAGGAACAAGCGCGCTTAGAGACGCCACTAGCGGAAACGGAAATGTGGCGATTGGTGATACAGCCGCCAGATACCAAGTCAGCGGCGCTTCTTTAACTGCTGCTACAAACTGTGTTTATATTGGTAATTCCTGCCGAGGTTACGACAACAGCGACACCAATAGTGTTGTAATTGGAGCAAATGCTTACGGTAAAGGCGCAAACACCACAGTCCTTGGCAACACCAGCACAACAGCCAACTACATCTACGGCTCGTTCGTGCTGCAAAACAGCAGCGGAACAACGATAGCGGCGATTGATTCCAGCGGCAACCTGACGGCGGTTACGAAGTCGTTCCTTATTGATCACCCCACCCCCGCCAAGGCTGCCGAAGGCAAGAAGCTTCGCTACGCCTCATTGGAAGGTCCAGAGAATGGAGTTTACTATCGCGGGCGACTGGAGGGGGAAAACGAGATAGTCCTACCGGACTATTGGAAAGACCTAGTCGATCCTGAGAGCATCACGGTCAACCTGACTGCCCGCAAGTTTGCCCAACCCTCGCTCTTTGTTGTTGACGCCAACGCAGAGAAGGTCATCGTCGAATCCGACCGTCAGATATGTTGTGACTTTACAGTTTTCGCAACGCGTAAGGATGTCGCAAAGCTGGAGGTCGAGCCAGATGGCAACTAATTACAACCCTAGCATCGTCATATCAAATATGTTATTTTGTTTTGACTTTGGTAACTCAAGGTCTTATCTAGGCAGTGGTTCAAGTCTATTGGATATAGGAACAAGTGCCAACAATGGATTGTTATACAACAATCCCGCATATAGTTCGTCTAACGGTGGATTTTGCACATTAAATGGAACAAATAATTACATTGATTTTGGAAGCGCATCAAATCTTAAAAATACAACTTGCTCTTTTGAGGCTTGGTTTAATCCAAATGCTGTCACAGGATACGGCGACGGCGCAGTTCTTTTGAACATAACAGACGGGACGAACTGGAGAAACGGAGCCGGGTTATATGTCTATAACGGTAGTCTTTATGGTGGTGTGGCCAACGGCACAACCAATTATTCTACAGCATACGCCATAAGTACAGGCAGTTGGATTCAGGGAGTTATGACATTTAATGCGTCTTCGGGAAACTTGAAAATTTATACTAATGGCACATTGCGCAATACAACTACCGGGGCTTCTTGTGTTTTTCACGCAAACAATAAACTTTGGTCTGGTTGGGGAGGTCCAGGTTACACTTCTTACTTAAATACGAAAATTTCTTGCGGTCGCATTTACTCTGTGGAATTAACAGCCGATCAAGTATTTCAAAATTACAACGCCATGCGGGGGAGGTTCGGACTCTAATGGGACTCTCGCACTCCCCATCTATTGTAACAAATAATTTGTTTCTCTTGCTTGACGCAATAAATCCAAGAGCAACAAATAGTGGTGGAGATTTTTTATTTTCAAATGTTTCACTTCTTCTTCTCGGCGAAACGACGACAGACAGCAGTTCAAATGCCGTAACTATGACCGCCACGGGTTCGGCTGGGCCTAGCTCAACCCAATACAAGTACGGAACAAAAAGCTTGTATTTTGCTGGAAATGGCAATTATCTCAGCACCCCTAACAACGCCATCTTTCAATTGGGAAGTGGGGATTGGACTATTGAGTGTTGGGTTTATGTCACATCAGCAGCGACGAACGGAATTATATGCAAAAGAAATCCATCCACTTATGACGCTTACTGCGTGGGAACGGATGCAAGCAATAATTTGTGGATCACAATTACCAATACGGCTGGCACATGGACCTTGGGTGGTATAAATTTGGCTTCTGGCGTAACTCCAAATGTTTGGCATCACATTGCTGTCGTAAGAAACGGAAACACCATCAAGGGTTATGTCGATGGAGTTTATGGTGGAGTTTCTGCATCTTTTACTGGTTCCGTGTACGATTCGGGCAAGTCTGTCTATATTGGAAATTCTGACGGTGGAGCCAATGGTCAAAACTTTAATGGATACATAGATGATTTCAGGCTAACAAAATACGCAAGATATACGAGTAATTTCACCCCGCCTACTGCGCAATTACCTTCTTACAGCATGACTAGCTGGGCAGACTTAAGCGGAAACAATAACCATGCGACTTTAAGTGGTGGATGTTTTATCTCTTCGGGTTCCATGTATTTCAACGGCGCTGGCAGCGCAACAATCACCGGCTTGAACACAAGTCTCTACGCTTTAGAAATCGTCTTCAGGAATTTTCAAGCTTTGACTTCAAGTCCTGAAACTGACAATAGCCCTTACTACAGTCTGGTTGGATTTGTTTCTGGTGGCGCAAATACCAGAACCATAGGTTTGGGCGGTTGGACAGGTGCTTACAATGGCGAGACTATTTCTTGGTGGACAAATTACCCAGGATCATATGGCAGCTACATTACCGACAATGTTCCGTATGGGTATCATCACCTTTTAATTAACTATAACAGCACAACTTCGACTTACGACATTTGGCTTGACGGTGTTAAGCGAACCGTTGGTAATGCTTCCGGTTCTCCGCTTATGACAAATTTAACCACATTCACAGTCGGATTTTCTGCCTGGAGCAGTTATTACTTCAAGGGAGAAATCGCTCTCGTGCGTTGTTACAACGCTGCTTTGACTGATGCACAAGTTGTTCAAAATTTTTCATCTGTGCGCGGGAGGTTCGGCCTATGAGCGTTCACGCTGGACCTTCCATCCCCACCGATGGCCTGGTCATGCTTTGGGATGTTTCTGACCGTCAATCTTATCCCGGAACCGGCACAGTCCTTTATGACCTGAGCGGTAGGGGCAATAACGGCACCTTGGTCAACACGGTGACTTTTGACGGCAATACTGCGGGGGGCATCCTAGAAACTAATGGGGTGGACAGTCAAATTACCGGCGGCCCCAACCTACAGACCGTAAATCACACCATCATTACGGGTTCCCGAAGAAAACCTGGGTCTGGC